ACATCCTGATCTTGTACTTCAAAAACAAATGCCATGATTAGTCTTTCTTATCCTCGTCAGCAGGAGCCTCTTCCTCGGCTTCGGCGTCATCTTCCATCCAGTTTTCGATGACGGCAACGATCTCCTCCTTGGTCACGGTGGAGTCTTCGATCAGTTCGGCAATGGTGGAAACAGAAGGATGAGCGACAACATCGTCAACCCAGGCTTCAAGATCCACACAGTTGATTGCGTCCAGGATCTTCTGTTCACGTTCGGTGATCTCTTCGTCTTCATTGACCAGATCCTCAGGAGTGACCTCTTCCACTACAGGAGCGGGGGCGGCTTCCGGGAAAATCGGGTTGGCGGTGGGAGGTCCCATCCAGACGTTGCAGTTGAAGCTGGCGTCCAGATAGCGGGCAAGGCCGTTGCAGTCCTGCATGGAGCCGATGAATTCAAACTTGCCATCTACGAAGCTACACCGATTGATGACTTTTGTGATGCCAGCCATCTTGGCATTCATTGTTACTACGAGCTTTGTCTGTTGCATGCTATGTCCTCTCTACGGATTAGAAAGAGAGGGGTGACCCCGGTGGCCACCCCTTTAAATGCAAATCAATGCTTAGTTGACTTCGTACAGCTTGGTTGGAGCGACAACGTCGTTCAACACGACAGTGACATCAGCACCGGCGATACCTTCATGGACAATGGCACCAAACAGCGAACTGAACTCAATTGTGTCGTCGTCCCAGGTCGTAGGAGGTAGGAACGCAACGGTGAGCGTGTGATCGCCCAGGCCGTCAGCGATAGCGGCTACGGTCAGGTTCGGTGTGGCGTATGCGGCGTTGGCGATGGATGTCGTCGCATTCAACGCTGTCACCAGGTCACCCCCGATGTCATCAAAATCATCACCAGATGCGGCAGTGACAGTCACTGTCTCGACAACGGCTCCACCGGTGCTCAGCGTCACCTTTGCCCGCCATCCCTCAAGGTCTGTGACGTGAGCGAGAGCGGTTGCGGTTGCAGCAGCCCAGGCAGCGTCGGAAGGCAGATGAACGGCAGCTTTGGCTACCAATAGAGCCTCGGCTCCGGATTCGGCGGACACAACAACTTTGTCCTTACCATTCTTCAAGTGCGTCTTTGCCGACGCGGGTAGAGATACCATGTAGAAAGCTTCAGCCATGGGTAATTCCTTTCCATTTGTCTATATATTTGTTGACAAAACTTCGAAACATGTCTACATATATGTAGACAAAAACAAGGCCGGGACATGCCCGGCCCTGGATTAGGGTTTCTTAGTTAGTGATTCCGTCAGCACAGGCCAGACCCAACTCACTGAAGAGGGCCAGAGAGCAGTACCACTTCACACGCCAGATACGCTCGTCCTTGGTGTCGCTGATTCCAACGTCGTCGATCATGAGACCGAAAGCGTTACGAGCAGACAGACCTGCGAGACCCATCTTCTGGCTACCGTCATCAAACACACCCGCGAAGATGGTTGTCTGAGCAGAACCAGTACCCTTGGTCTGGGTGATGGGAATGTTGTCGTTACGGAACACAGGCACGCCGGAGTAGGCCAGCATACGCTTCCCAGAAGGAAGGGTGAAGACCTCATCCATGGTCACACCACCGAGAGCACGAAGCAACGTCTTGTACGAACGACGTGTACGGGCGTGCATGGCAATGTAGTCAACCTGGCCGTCTTTGGCCGTGACAAGGTCAAGCAACTCATCCATGAACTCGAAGCTCAGGGCTCCACCGTTCGCACCTGTGGCAACCTTTTGGCCGGATGCACAGAGGTTGATAAGACCGTTGAACTCATCCGCCGCACCGGAACCGTTGATCAACTGGTTACGGTAGTTACGACCGGCAGACTTGGCCTTGGAGGCAATCTGCGTACCAGTCTGGTCGTTGATGCTGGAACGAGTGGCTTGCAGCATTTGGTCAACTTCGGCGTCACCGATGATCTTGGTCAGGCTGGAAGTGACTTGGGTGAAGGTTGCAGCAGCCTTCGCAGTGATAGTACCCGCAACACCGATGCTCTCGACGTCACCTAGGGCGTTCTCACGGTTGTATGTCAAACCGTTACCATCAATGCCTTGGAAGGGCAGCAACTCATAAAAGTTGTCCACGGTCACGATACTTTCGATCACGCCCTGGATCATTTCGTCTTGACAAAGTTTTGCCGACTCGGCAAGGGTTACACTAGCCATCTTTGTTCTCCTTGGTTTACAATACAGTTTTCGTTACGTTACATTCCAGTTGCACATTTGAAAACCATCTCGGTTCGGCCAAGGGTCGCCCTTATGTAGCCAGTGCTCTATAGTGGTATGATACCAAAAACGTCCGATAAAGTCAAGCATAAACTTTATCGGACGCTTAATTTTTTAAACTACTGAATCCCTAGGGGTTAGCTTCGGTTAGCCAGCCCTCTGGAGATCCGGGCTGCGGGGCTCAGGTCCGCATCCTTACGGGAAGGACGACGCACGCCATCGTTGGGCTTGGTGTCCGCTCCACTACGGTGCTGGGAGGGGAACAGCCGGGCGTACTTGTCGCTCTTGCTCATGTCGGCAAGAAGCTCACCAACACCGGCCAACTCACCGGGGCGATCCATGGAGTACCGGGGGCTTCCGTCCTTGTCCAGGACCTGCACGGTACGCTTCTGGGTGGACTGGTCCACATCAACCTGGAGGTGCTTACGGACGAACGGGGCAACCAGCGTGGGGTCAAGCCCAGGGAAGGCGGTGGCCGCAGTGGCAATCTGCGTGTTGACCATGTAGTCATCCAACTGGGATGTCAGGTTCTGATTCTTGTCCTGCTCGGCCTTGAGGGCGGCGGCGTGGGCTGTGGTCATCTCACGCTTCATGTCCTCGATCTGTGTCTTGACGGCACCACTGTCCTTGATCTGTGCTTCCAACTGCGTGGTCTTCTGGTTGAAGGCCTCGGCGATGGCTGCGGGATCTGTGCCGTACTCGCTCAGAGGACTCAGGTCCACTGCGTTGGCGGCTTTCGCCTTACGTTCTTTTTGCAGGGCGGTCTGCTGGCCGGTGATGATTCCAACGGCGGTGGATACCACGGGGTTGTTCTGGCACAGTTGATATCCCTGGGAATCATCCTCAGGATCTTTTGGCTCATAGAATGCGTGCATGTTCTTGGGAACGTTTGTCAGGTCTGCTACTTCTTTGTTGGCTGCGAAATCAAACATCTCGTTATCCTTTCGTTAATTATACCGTCTCGGTATCTTCTTGTTTTGCTGTGGCTACAGTAGCCATCGCGGCTGCTTTTGCTGCTTGCTCTTTTGCTGCGGCTTTGAGTTGCGTCTTATTCTTCGCAAAATCAAAGTGCTCGTCTAGGATGCTACGGCGTTGCAATTCCTTTAGGTAAGCTTCATCAGAGAGTCCTCCTTCCTTCCACGTTTCAGTAAGCGTCTGAAGCTGGGCTGCATCAGCGGCTGTAAAATCGGTCGGCAAGAAAGCCTTGCCTTGCAGTTCTTTGTTAATCCAATATGCCATGTACCACATGATCTGCGTCAAGGCATCGTTGAATCTGTAGACAACATCCTGAAGCGGTGACATTGCTTCAGAGGATTCAAGGTTACGAGCACTGGCGGTCTGACGGTCCGGTGCCTCTTTCATAAACTCGGCCCCGTAGGACTTCATTCTCTTTTCCAGTTCGGCCAGGTCTTCAGAGCCTGCCTTGATTGCGGCACCACGGTGCTCGACATAGTAGAACTTGGCAGAAGGATCAGAAGCGAACAACCACTCCTTAGGCCCAACAACCAGGTGGTTGCCTTCGCCGTCATCTTCGCCGTCACCGCCGGAGCATGCCAGCAGAGGGAACCGCGTGACAGTCAGGATAGCAATCTGGTCAGACATAGACTGCCAGTGACGGATGTTCAAGTCAAACAGGTCAAGCAACGGAGACTTGCCTGTCATGAAGCCTGTACGGTTGGAGTAGAATGTCACTAGGGGGATGACATCAATGTCCATATACCATGCGGGACCTTCGACCCATTCCTCAGAGTCACTGTCCCAGGTCCAGATCGTGACCTGTACCTTCTCAATAGGATCAGGTAGAGGGTTTCCTTCAGCGTCTTCCCAGATCGTGACAAGGTCAAGGACCTTCACACGCTCTTCGATAACTTCTTCCCAGCCGTCACGGTATGTCACTAGCTCACGAATTCTGACATGCGTAAGGATTTCCTTACCGTCACGACGTGTGCTCTCGGCAAACAACAGATCCTCAGGAGCGATGTGTACACAGTACGGACGAATGTTCTCATCCATATCATCCTGTGCAGAACGAGCGGGATCATAGCTAATACGCGGATGGTCGATGAGAACGTGGGTCAGTGCGTGGGAGATTCCTTTACGGAATACTTGGCGTGCGAACACGTCCAGGTTGTTCCCTTGCAGGTCGATGTCCTCGGTCCACGGCTTCAGTTCCGGCGTGAAGTCTTCCGTGTATTGGATCGACGCGGAGAATGGCTTACCTACCCATGTGCTCAACGTAATGTCCGAGACGTTGAATAGAACGTTGGCGGCTACACGCTCTTTGTACGTGTCGTCAGATTCGTGCTCATGCTGGGGAGTCATCGCTGCCCCTGCGTCACGCATAGACTGAGTACCGGCCAAGACTGTGGTGGCTTTGTACCACTCAGGCTCCATCGCGTTGTAGGCCAAACTTGTAGTTGCAACATTAGGTTCTGTGTTGTTAGCCATTACCATTTCCTTCGTGTAATTGATTTACGAGTCCATCGTACTCGATACCGAGTCATGTCACCAGCGTGATCTTCGACTTTGGTATTAACGTCATCTAGGTTAGTGTCACTACGTGGGAGACATGGCACAGTTCTACGCCATTCAGTATTTCTCTCACAGACAAACATTCCAGCCTCTTCACGGTAGCCATCACCTACAGGTACGGCACCGGTCAGATACTCTCTGATTCGTTCCCAGCCTTGTGCCCGTGATCCGGCAGACTTGTCTACGGAATCCCAGTACACTCTTTTCCTTTTCATCTCACTGGCAGGTGACGTAGATCCATCATGCTTGGCGAAGATCTGAGAGTCGGCTGGACCTCTCTTAATACGTCCCTTCAGTCCCATGCGATATTCACGCTCCAGGATGCCTTCAGCAATCTTGGAGGACGGCATGTTGATACCTTCATTATCCTCACCGGTGTAGCCATACCATTCATCGAACAGGATCAGGTCACCCTTCACAGGGCCGTAGATCTTGCCGTTGAACTCCAGGCCTTCACCATTGGACTCAGCCCACCATCCTACAGAGAACGGCTTGGCCTGCCCGTGGTCGTATGCTCTGTTCAACTTCCACTTAGACCGGAGTAGCATCTCATATGGGATGTCCTCGATGACGTGGATATGGGTGTTCCAAATATCATCGAACATACCACCGCAGGTGATGTCCCAGTCTCCGTCGATCCATGCTGCAAGCTCGGCTGCATTACGGGCAGAGGCCTTCAGCTTCTGGATGTACGTCGGGTCAGCGATCAATAGAATCTTGTTCTCAGCCAGTGAGCTACGGATAGCGACACGAGGCGGCTCGATGTCACCCGCACGGTTGACACTGTCACGGATCACAGGCCCAATGACTCTTTCGTTGGCGATAGGCAGACGGAAGCGTTTCTTCACCCAGTTATGCCCAGGGCCATACGGGTTGGTCGTCGAACGGCAGCGTGCCTTTTTCGCGACAGCCGGGTGACTCGAACGGCAGCAAGAGAACATACGAGTGTAGCAGCCAGAGTCCGGCCACGTCGTCAACTCTTCCCATCCAATCCAAGGATAGGCGTGACCGTGGTAAGACAGGTAGTCGTTCTCTTTGGACATGTGCCGGAACATCAACACTTCGCCAGTCTTCCAGGTCCATGTCATCTTCTGCACATTAAAGATCGCAGGGTTTGGTCCGTCCAGTGGCCAAATCTCCTGGAACCACTTCTGCGATTTGTTCACGACGTCATCCAGTTCCGGGTATGTGCGGCGAAAGAGAACACCCCGCCATTCACGTCCATAGCCCTTCCCCACTTCCTGTGCGAAGTCCATAAGCAAGGTATCCGTCTTACCGCCGCCACGGTTACCGGCAAGCAGTGCTTCATAGATCGGGCAACGCATGAAGGCCTCCTGGCTGCCCGGTTGTGGAAACCACGTAACCGGCTGTCCATCCAGGTAAGCTTGGAGCCTTCCGTCCTGCATTAACCATTCTACGTTACTTGCCACGCAATTTGTCCTTAATATTAAATGTCACTGATGCCAGAGTTTGCATATCACATGCTTTAATCAGTTCCCGCAAAAACCATCTAAGCAGTATCGGGTTACGCTTGAGTCCAAACAGGATAAGCTTCAACACGGCCTTGATGATATTTTGCTTTGTCATGTGATAATTCCTCCGTTCAGGGTACAGTCATCAACTACTTTAAACTCATGGCGGTAGTGGTCACATCTATCACCAGCACCAACCGAAATATTGTGCAGACCACATTTGCCGGTCTCTTCACTACGCCACCCGCAGGTCCCGCACTTCATATGGGGACATTGAGCGATGAACCGTTGCACGCACTGCATGGCATGCTTGGGATCGAGGTTGTCCCCGAATCGCTCGTTACACCATACTGCGGCCTGGGCTGCACCAACTAAAGCCTTGTCGGCCTCACCAGGCTTGCATGTGAAGGTCATACTACTCGCTGGTTTGATCCGGCTGTGTACAAGCACTCTCAACTCGTTTTTTGTCAGTTCGCATGTCACCATATTGTTTCTCCCAATCGTCAGGGTCCAAAGATTGCTGCACGACCAGGACACCGGCACGGACTGTAGCATCCACTTGGACGTGCTCCCGGTATTTCTCCGGATTGTTTGCTCGGGCCATGAACTCCAACAGCCTGTCGGACTTCACCGTATCGTACCCGATAATTTTTCCTTTGAAGTAAACAGCTTTCTTCTGACCGGTGATCGCACGACTGTGGATCTCCATGTCAATCTGCTCATGATACTCTTCAAGTGCAGCCTGCTCCAATGCAGCAAGCTCGTTGTCTTTCTTGATCAATGCCCGGAGCCTGGACGGCTCGATACCTGCCATGATAGCGGAGTGACGTTTCACTCCTTTGATGGACAGGTACGAGAGATAAAGCTTCACAGCTTCCGGGGTGATCTCCGGGTATGCCGGTAGTCTTTTCGCCAGATCCCAGTTCAAATTAAAAGCTCCAGTTACCGCTGGCTCCGAAGGAGGCTCCACCACCACCGCCTGCTTTTGTACCAACCATCTCAAAACGAAGGTCATTCGGATCAGTAACCCAGGAGGCGGGGATGTTCCATGTCCCACCAGAGTTGGAAGAATCAATCGCCTTACAACTTGCATGCTCTGCGTATCCTACAGATCCTCGAATATTTCCTCCTCCCGCAGAAGAAAACCCAGAGTCCGCAATACGCACATAAAAATAGTACATGTTGGCAGGATAACACAGAATTCCATTAGGATATTGAGGATTAGGCAGCCCATTAGTTGTTGCCTTCATGTTCCATGTGTGTTTCTTTTCCGAACCACCACTATCGACGCATCCAACCGCCCAGCCGTACTGGAAACCATTGTTAGGATTCAGGTCCGTCCAGTGCTTACAGATACCAATATGGCAGTACGCCCCATACGTATTCCA